AGAAAATACCCCAAATGCGTGCCTGCTGCAAAAGCAGCCCAAATGACAAGCTCAGAAAAGCGTTCTGCTGTTGCAAGGAAAAGACAAGCCGGTAATCCTGGAGGAAAGCCAAATAATGTGAGTACCTTTACCAAGAGATACTATGGTGGTATGATAGACCTATAAAATTTTAAGGAGAAAATTATGTTAAAAGGTAAGCAAAAAAAATTAGATAAAAACAAAGATGGTAAAATATCTGGTGAAGATTTTAAAATGATGAAAGCTAAATCAGGTAAGATGATGAAAGCTTCAGCGGGTGCAGCAGCATTATTAGGTGTTGGTGGAGCTAAATTAAAAGCTAAATTAAAAGACCATTTAAAGGAAAAACTATCTGTTCTTAGTCCAGCTATGCAATACTTAGGCGATACTGCTAAAAATTCTAAAGGTGGTGAAATGATGAAAAAAGTTGCAGGCGGAGCTGCTATTAAAGGTATGGGTGCAGCTAGAACTTCTGGCATGGGCTTAGAAGATGAAAACTTAATACCAGGAAAGTCTTTAGATTATTATAAAGACGTAATGTAATGAATTATGGCTACGTCAGGAACTACAGCATTCGATCTTCAGATCGATGACATTATTGAAGAAGCATACGAACGATGTGGTATGCGGACTAATAGTGGTAATGACATTCGTAGTGCAAGAAGAAGCTTAAATCTTTTATTTTCAGAGTGGGGAAACAGAGGTGTACACCTTTGGAAAGTTCAATTAAATGAAGCAACACTAGTTGCAGGTCAAGCAACTTACACTGTAGCAACAGATGTTAATGATGTTCTTGAGGCTTATATCTCATCTACTTCTACTGCAGGAAATACTGCAAGTACAAATGATATTTCATTAACAAAAATTGATAGATCTGCTTACGCAGCTCTTCCTAATAAATATGCAACTGGACAACCCTCACAATACTATGTTGATAGACAAACGGATCCAACAATAAGTTTATACTTAGCTCCTGATGCATCAACTTACACAACTTTAAAATTTTATACAATTAACAGAATCGAGGATGCTGGTTCGTTTACCAATACTGCAGATGTTGCTTATAGATTCTTACCTTGCATGTGTTCTGGTCTTGCTTACTACTTAGCGCAAAAAAGAGCACCAGATAGAATACAATTATTAAAACAATTGTATGAAGATGAATTAATCAGAGCATTAAACGAAGATGGTTCTAGAACTTCAGTTTATATTTCACCTCAAACTTATTTTGGAGATGGTGTATAATGAGTTACGCAACTGGTAAAAGAAGTCAGGCAATATCAGATAGATCTGGTCAAGCATTTCCATATAAAGAAATGGTTAAAGAGTGGACTGGTGCTTTAGTTCATATATCAGAATATGAGCCGAAACATCCACAACTAGATCCTCCTTATCATAAAGCAGATGCTATTGCTTTAAAAAATACTAGATCACAAGATTTTCAACAGCCTACTGTAGTAAACGGTGAAGTAGCATCTTCTGGTGGACAAGGGATGATAACTGCTAATCTAACCTTACCTGGAGATTTTGCATTTATCACTCAAGGAACAAGTGCTATGATTCCAGCAGACCCTTCATTACAGAACAGAAGAAGACAAGCAGCTATCTATGCAGGTAAAGTAACAGTGGTAATATCATAATGGCTATAACATACGCAAATTTTTTAACACAAGTTAGAGATTATACTGAAGTAGATAGTAATGTTTTAACTGATACGATTATTCAAAACTTTATAAGGTCTGTTGAATTAGATATTGCAGGTAGAGTAGATTATGATGATTTAAGAAACTATTCTACTTCTAATTTTACAGCTTCTAACAGATATGTTTCATTACCTGCCGATTTAACTATAATTAGATCAGTTCAAGTAATTGATGGAAGTGGTAATAGAACTTTTTTAGAAAAAAGAGATACAAGTTTTATATCAGAATATAATAATGATGGAGCAACAGGGACTCCTAAGTATTGGGCTGATTGGGATGACTTTAACTTACTGGTAGCACCTATACCTAGTTCTGCTTTACAAGTACAAATAAATTATATTACAGATCCACCAGAATTTACATCTACTAACAATACTTTTATATCTACATACCAAGAATCAATGCTATTGCATGGTGTGTTAACTGAAGCCTTTAGATTCTTAAAAGGACCAATGGATATGTACAACCTGTATGAAAAGAAGTATAATGAAGAGGTACAGAATTTTGCTCTACAACAAATGGGCAGAAGAAGACGATCGGAGTTTGATGACGGTGTACCTAGAATGGTAGTACCTTCTCCTTCTCCATAAACCAATAATTTTTAAGGAGAAATATTATGGCAATAACAACAAACGCAATTTGTAACACTTTTAAAAAAGAGTTACTTCAAGGAAAACACGACTTTGATACATCATCTGATACATATAATTTAGCGATGTATACATCATTAGCAACATTAGGTGCTTCAACTGAAAACTATGTTGTAACAAACGAAGTATCTTCACCAGCAGGTTATACTGCAGGTGGTAAAGCTTTAGTGAACTCAGGTGTTAAAGTATCTTCAGGTGTAGCTATTACTAGCTTTTCTAATTTATCTTTTACTGGAGTAACATTATCTGCTGGAGGTGCATTAATTTACAATACAACAACTGATGGTGGTACAGGTACTACTGATGCAGTTGCTGTGTTAGATTTTGCTGGAGTTAAAACTGCAACATCTGGAACATTTACAATTCAGTTCCCTGCATTTACAACATCTAATGCGATTTTAAGAATAGCTTAATAAAGGTATAAAATGGTATGGCCACTGGATGGGGTAATAAAACATGGGGAGCATCAGAATGGGGAGACCTATCTGACGAAACCGTCTCAGTCAGTGGCATATCATTAACCACATCTATAGAAACATCAACAACTCAAGCAAATGCTAATGTTGATGTAACTGGTTCACAACTAACATTTACAAACGCAGGAGCCGTTGCAGGTGCATCAGCTGATGTGTTGGTCACAGGTATTCAAGGAGATCTTTATATAGGGGAGGAAGATATTGCTAGAGGTATTCAACAGGATGTAACTGGTTCAGAATTAACTACAACACCAGGTGCTGTTACTATTGATGAACAGTTTTTAATAGGTGCAGGTTGGGGTAGAGACACTTATGGAAATTTAGGTTGGGGTGTTAATTATTCAGCAAATCCTGCTGAAGGTACAGGTATTGAATTAACATCTTCTATTGGAGAAGAAACTGCATTTACTGATGTAACTATAAATATAACTGGTTTAGAACTTACAATTGATTTTGCAAATCCATCGTTCTCAATTCAAATTGACCAAGATATATTTGTACTAGCTTCCGAAGATCAATTAGATGCGAGTGTTGGAACTATTGCAGATGTAACCGGTACAGCCACTGTAGATGTTACAGGTATTGAATTAACAAGTAATATAGGCCAGGTAGTTCCAGAGCCTAACCTAGATGTACCAGTAACCAGTATATCGGCTTCAATGACCATTGGTAATATATCTTTAATTCAATCTACTGTAGAGCCTGTAACAGGCCAACAATTAACAGGATCTGTAGATCAAGTAGATGCTGTATCAGTAGCAGAGGTTTCAGGCATTCAATTAACAGGATCTGTAGGATCCGTAACAGTAGATGCTGGCGCTGAAGTTAATGTTTCTGGAATATCTGCTAGTATTTCTGTAGGTTCTGTAAAAATAACCGCATGGCAAGAAATTAATCCTGGCGTAAACAATGTATGGACAGAGGTTGATTTAGCAGCTTAATTAAGGTAAAATTAAAATTATTTAGGAGATAAAAATTTATGACATCAGCATATTCAACAGATTTAAAACTCGAACTAATGGTGACTGGCGAAAACGCTGGTACATGGGGAGAGAATACAAATAATAACTTAAATTTAATTCAACAAGCAATTGCAGGATTTGAATCAATAGCACTTAGCGATGGTGGGACTGTTACTCTTGCTATGACAGATAAAGCTATTTCAACTGCAAGAAACATGGTCATTAAATTTACTGGAACTTTAACTTCAGCATCAACAGTTACTATTCCAGATTCAATTGAAAAATTTTATATATTTGATTTATCAGCAGTTACTGGTGTAACAAATTTAACAATCAAAACAGTTTCAGGAACAGGTTTCACTACAGGTGAAGCTGCAATCGTTGCTGCTTATTCTGATGGAACAAATTTAAATGAAATAGCATTGAACACTTTAGGTGGAACTATTGGCACAGCACAAATTGCTGATAGTGCAGTAACCACTGCAAAGATATCAAACAATGCAGTAACCACTGCAAAGATATCAAATGCAAATGTAACCACTGCAAAAATTGCTGATGATGCAATTACTACTGCAAAGATAAGTGCATTACAAGTCACCACTGCAAAAATTGCAAATGATGCTGTCGGCCCAGATCAACTTTCTAATACTGCTGTAACTGCAGGATCTTATGACCTAGCATCAATTACTGTTGATGCTCAAGGTAGATTAACTGCTGCATCAACAGGTTCTGCAGGTGGTGGAAGTATGGTTTTAACTCTTGCTGCTAAAGGTGCAACAGGAACTTTTACAGCTAACCCTGCAACAACAAATTTACATGTTATTGGTGTAGGAGCAGGTGGAGGCGGTGGAAATAGTGCTATGCATCCTAATAAAGGTAAAGGAGGACAGGGTGCTTTTGGTTTTGCAGAAGTAACTATTACAAATCCTTATTCTGTTCCATATAGAGCTGGAACTGGCGGAGGACCTTCAATGCAAGTTCACGGAACTGCGGGTCAAAGTTCATTCGTTGGCTCACCAGCAGATGTTACATTTGGTGGTGGAGGTGGAGGTATGTATCCAGGCACGGGTACTGCAGGTAGTGTTAGTGTAAGCCCAGCGGCAACATTATACGAAAACACCAACCCAGGTTCGATGCCAGTTATGCAAGGAATATATTTTGGAGATTCTGCTACAGGTAAAGGTGATCAAAGTGGTACACAGGGTGGATTATTAATATTTGAAAATATAGGAAGTTAATATGGCATACGTAATTTTTGATAATGATGCTCCTATAGGGAGTCGTTTCACTAAAATAGCAGCAAATGCATCTGCAAGAGATAAAGTAATGCCACCAAATACGGCACAGTTTTACACAGTTTATGATATTTCAGATGATGAATATAATTCTTTAAGACTTGGTAATACATTTTGTACACACGATGGAACTAATTATACAATTGAAGATCCTACTCCTCCTCTAGAAGGTGCTCCTCCTGTAGAACCTTTAACGGAAGCAAAAATAGTAAAATATGTAAGTTCTTACACGGAGGTAATTAGAAAACATTTTGAGTCGTGGGATCCAAGCGACACTACAAGAACGGATTGGTTGAACTACGCAGATACAGTAGATAATCATGATTATTCTACTTTTTCTGGAACAAACATGAATGAAATTATTGAATCTAAAGGTACGACATTTAGAAGTCTAGCAGAGAGACCTCAAAAAATACAAAAATAAGTTTACAAAAATTTATATCTGTTGTATATAATAGATTAATGGAAGATTTTATTCATATTGAACCAACGCCTTTACCTTTAAAAGATTTACAACAATTAATTAAATACTCTAACACATTAAATTTTGGTAAAGCTAAAGTTGCCACCAATGATGAATTTAAAAGCACAGATTTAGATACAAGAAATGTTGGAAGCTATCACATAGGTGAAAATAGTTTTTTAATGTCTGATGTTTTTTGGGCAAATTACTTGGAATTTGTATGTAGAAAAACTTTAGTTAAATATTATAAAAAATTTAATAATATTTTTAGTATCAAAAATTTTGATACTTTTGAAATATTAAAATATAATGAAGGTCATAAATTTAATTTTCACATTGACCATGGTCCTCTTGTGCCAAGAACTTTAAGTTTTATTTTTTTCTTAAACGATGATTATGAGGGTGGAGATTTAATTTTTCATGGTAAAAATAAAAAATTAAAAGTTAAAAAAGAATCAAACCAATTAGTAATATTTCCTAGTAATTTTATGTTTCCTCATGAAGTTACTCCAATAACTAAAGGTACACGACTTTCGGTAGTAGCATGGGCATTATAAGAAAAGATTTTAGATATAAAGTGATTAAAAATCTTCTTTCAAAAGATGAAAGAGAATTACTAAAACATTATTTTAGATTGAAACATAGATCTAATAAACATTTTTTTGACGACCCAATAATAGA